TTTAAGAAGCCCCTTGATTCAACGAAAGAGTCAAGGGGCTTTCTGTTTTTATACACCTTCATAAGTTCGCTCTTCCTATTTNNAACCCATAGACGCGGTAGATAAGTATTACCGTGAAGATCATGCGGACGTTACGGAACCGGACGGCATGGCGGAAACTTTGCGGCTGATGCAGCAGGCGGTAGCGATGTTTACCTGGTTAAAGGTCATTCCCACTTTGGACGCACAACACGGAACGGCCGGACGTGGTAAACATTTGGGAGAGAATGAAACGGGCATGACCGCCTTACAGGAGTTCAAGGATGAAGAGAATATCCAGAACCTGGCTTATGAAGCCGTAGACGCGTTGGTGGAGTTAATGGACCGCGAAAAATTTGATTTCTGGATGAACGGCATTAAGAAAAAGGCTATAAACCGGCTTCTAATCCAGAATAAGGAAACGTTCGATGAATATTACAATATCGGCAGTCACCGGCTTTTCCTGGTGCTTATTCCTATGATCCGGGAAGTCCAGGACGGGCAGATAATACCTGTTATCACCCGGGGCCGTTATAACAAACTGATTGAAGGCGATACCGTTTTAACGGAAAAATTGCTGGAGTATGTACGCCGCCCGCTTGCACTTCTCACCATAAAAAAGGCCGTTGAACGTTTACCGGTGGAAGTTCTACCCAATGGAATCGTACAGGTACAGCAGAGCACAACCGTACGGGATAAATTGCGGGCGGAAAAAGAGGCCCGGCAATCGGTTGCTAACAGTCTGGAGCAGGACGCGGCGGCTTACCTGGATGTGTTGCAGGATATCATCAGGGAACTGGATGCGCAGTCGGAAACGGTGGATTACTATATACCGGGTGTTACCGTACAATCCAAAGGAATAACTTTTTAATGTCCGGACATGGAGAAGTTTACATATAATAGTAAGACGGTGGAGGTTCCTTCCTACCTGGATGAAGTCAGCAGTGAGCAGTACCGGCAGTTTCTTATATTGTCGGTACTGATGAACCGCGGTACGATCAGCCCCGGACAGTTCCGCGTAAAATGGCTTTCTTTCCTTCTGGGCATGAAAGCGGATTACACCATGTACCGGCGTGAGATCATCCAAGAGCTGGACGGTCAACTGGAAAAGCTGGACGGCTTTTTCTCTTATACAACCGGTAAGAAGGGCGAGCGGATCGTTACGCCCATTCTGAAAACCGGTCGTAACCTGATGCAGGATTTCGGGGGCTGGCATGGCGTCGGTGACATGCTGAACGGTCTTACTTTCGGTAACTTTTGTGATTGCCTGGATTTGTTGCAGCAAAGCAGGCAGGCGGCGGCAGAAAAGGACGATCCGGCTATAAATGAAATCTTCCAGGATATCACGTTAAAGCTTTACCGGTACAAGGACCCGGAGAAGACGCCGGCCGTTCCTTCCTTGCTTGCCATTCATGCGGTAAATTTCTTTTCCGCCGTTTGGGAAATGGTTCTTTCCGGACCGGTTTATATCGGTGGTGAAGCTATCGACTTTCGGATATTGTTTCAGAAGCCGGCATCCGAGGACCGGAAGGCGGATGATAAAACCGGCTGGACCGGGATAGTCTTTGAGGTGGCGGCTTCCGGCGTGTTCGGCAATAAGAAGGAGGTGGACGATACACCCTTGTGGGATGTATTGCTTTATCTGTATAAATGTAAGTTTGAGTATTTACACCAAAAACGTAACAAGAAATGAGAACGACAACAGGAACAAAAAACAAGATCAAGCAATTTGAAGGGCTACGCCTGGAAGCGTATGTATGTGCCGCGGGAGTATGTACGATCGGTTACGGTCACACGACCAGCGTAAAACCGGGTGATGTTATCACCGAGGCCCAGGCCGACGCTTTCTTTGAATCGGATATCAGGGCAGTAGAAAACCAGGTGAACGCGCTTCCCCTTCATTTGGGACAGTACCAGTTTGACGCGGTAGTAAGTTTTTGCTTTAATGTAGGTATCGGAAAATTCAAGAAATCAACGCTTTATAAGAAGATCAGAGCGGATGCGTATGATTCATCCATACCGGCAGAGTTTAAAAAGTGGATATACGGAGGCGGTAAGATTCTTCCGGGGCTTGTCATCCGCCGTGAATGGGAGGCGAAACGTTATCAGGGATTGACGATATGATAGATATAAAGGTTTACCGTGAATACTGGGAAGGCGTGCAAAAACGTATTCCTGAAATAAAGAAGGTGCTGCCCGTTACCATTGACGAGGAAATGAGTAAGACGATACAGGGACTATCTAAAGAAGAATGTCCGGTGCTCTTTATTCTGATCCCGTCGGGAACGGGTGCCAGCCTTTCGGCTGACAATGTGAGGGAAAATAATTTATGCGTTATTTTCCTTATGAGCAAGTACGATCCCCAACGTAAAGGGGCTTATGAGACTATCGAAGAGGTGCAGCCGGTTATGGAGCGTATCAAACAAATGCTGATAGAAGATTCTGCCACCGGTTGCCCTGTCACTAAGGAACTGGATTTAACCAGCCTTTCCACTCTTCCGGAATCCGGCTTTTACCGGACGTTTGCAGGGTGGAGCCTGGCTTTCTCATTTAAAACAAGATTCTAACTGAATGGCCGAGAATTTTAAAACGGATTTTTTTACCGACCGGATCGGGCGTGGAATACAGGACATATTTCAAGCCCAACTGGATATCGCTACCAAACGGATTTACCAGAAAGGCCGTGAGCGTAGGAAAGTACAGGGAACCGGGGAGATCATACAAGGGCGATCCGGTGCATTAATGGCCGCACTACAGAACCCGAATTATTCGGTCATTCCGGACGGCGAAGGAGTAATCGCACATTCTAACCTTCCATTATATACCCGCTTCCTGGATATGAAGAAACACGGTAATTACCAGATTTATAACCGGCAGATATACGGGATTCTATATCATGACACACTCGGGAAGATTAAATATGAATATCAGGATTATGTAAGGGAAAGGATAAAAGAAAT